AACGATTAAAGAAAGCCTTGACCCTGTTGCAAGACAGGCACATTTTCATGAAAATCTTGCTGTTCTTGACGGGATTACAGCAGACAGAGTTGCTTCTTGGGACAACATGAAAACAAGCATCAACAATTTCATGAACAGCATGACCGTTTACAGCGAAAAAGTCAGCAGTACAGCAAATCGTGTTGATTCGGCAGAATCGGAAATCAATGCCCTGCAAAAAACGATAGAAGCATTACAGAAACAAATTGATTCCGTCAGCGGAAGCTCGGCAGTAATTCTTTTTCAGAATGGTGCGGATGCACTTGAAAAATACGGTGAAACAACTTATATTTTTTATAATAACGGCTATCGTTCACTGTCCGGCTTTGTACAGACATATCCGAATTTCTGTTCTGCCGAAAATGACTACGCACTTTATTATAATCAAACTGATTTCAACTGGGCAGGCGAAATTTACACGATGATTCTCCAGCCGTTCAGCATCTCGAAAAATTCAGGCATCGTACTGACTTAACAGACGATTTTTACAAGTATTACAGCATTTCAAGAGAGGAGGAAAAATCCATGATTTTAAAAGGCATTGACGTGAGTGTTCACAACGGCTCAATCAACTGGAGTCAGGTCAAAAATGATGGTGTTCAGTTTGCGATTCTCCGTGCGGGATACGGCAGAGAAGCATCTCAGAAAGACCAGCGTTTCGAGGAATATTACAGAAATGCAAAAGCGGTCGGTATGCCTGTTGGCTGTTACTGGTACAGCTATGCTGTTTCACCTGATGAGGCAAAAATTGAGGCACAGGTTTGCCTTTCCATTATCAAAGGCAAGCAGTTTGAATATCCGGTGTATTTCGATTTGGAAGAACAGTCTGCTTTTGCAACAGGAAAATCCAACTGTTCCGCTATGGTTCGTGCTTTCTGCGGAGAACTTGAAAAAGCCGGATATTTCGCAGGATTATACATGAGCCGTTCACCGTTCAACAGCTACATGGAGGATGACATCAGGACAAAATATGCCCTCTGGCTTGCGGAATACGGCAGTCAGCTCAATTATAACGGCTCTGTCGGAATGTGGCAGAAATCCTCAACAGGCAGAGTTTCCGGAATCAACGGCAATGTTGACATGAACGAATGTTACATCAACTATCCTGAAAGAATCCAGTCCGCAGGGCTGAACGGTTTCAGCAACTGCCAGATTATTGATGCTCCGCCGGTTGCTCCTGAAATTCCAAAAACAGAAAATCAGGCAACTGTGGAAGTCAGCATCAACGGCGAAACCTACACAGGCAAACTGAACAAAATTTGATAACTGTCCGGCATGGGGATTTTCTTCATGCCGGACTTTTCAGTGAGGAGCGATTACATGGACAAGAAAATATTCAATGCGGAACTGCGTTATTACACTGTAATTCGGCTTGCAAAGAAAATGCTTGCCGAAGGGCAGATTTCTGCCAAAGAATACAGCTTTCTGAAACGGAAAATGGAAGAGAAATACCGCCCGTATCTCACAAAATCAGCGGTTTAATTTACAGAATGTTTGTCACGTTTATTTTTCGCAAAAGGCTTGAATTAGGGAAAAAACAGAGTTAATATACTTGTACGGAGTGATACAGATGACTGAGGTAAACAAAATCAAAATTATCATGATGAAAAACAAAGGTATGCATCCCGTTGATATCGAACGTGAAACGGGCATACCTGCCGAAACGGTCAGAACTTTCTGCAAACGTCATTACAGACCTGCGGTTCTTCCGGAAGCGGAAGAAAATATCTGCATTTCCTGCGGAAAACATTTTGAATACGGCAGACGAAAAACAAAATACTGTTCTGCCGAATGCCGCCAGAAATGGTGGAATACTCACAGTGAGTTCGTGACCAAAAAAGCATTTTACTTCAAAACCTGCCTTTGCTGCGGAGAAGAATTTGCAGCCTACGGAAACAGGTCAAGGAAGTATTGCTCCCACGAATGCTACATCGCCCACAGATTCAAAAAAGGAGGAAAATATGGCGAAACAGGTAAAAAAACTGAGTCAGCAGACAATGCAGGACACGCATAAAAAACGAGTTGCTGCATATGTCCGTGTTTCAATGCAGAGCGAGGACTTGCTGCGTTCCTATGTCAGACAAATTGAATATTACACAAAGCTGATAAAAAGCAACCCTGAATGGGAGTTCGTGCAGGTGTTCGCTGACAAGGGAATTACGGGAACTTCGGCAGAAAAGCGTGATGCCTTCATGCAGATGCTTGATGAATGCGAAAAAGGCAATATCCAAATTATTCTTACGAAGTCAATCAGCCGTTTTTCAAGAAATACGATTGACCTTCTGCAAACGGTGCATCATCTGAAAGACCTCGGCATTGAGGTGCGTTTCGAGAAAGAAAATATCAGTTCTCTTTCCGGTGACGGTGAACTGATGCTGACCATTCTTGCGAGCTTTGCACAGGAGGAAAGCAGAAATATTTCTGAAAATGTGAAATGGGGTATCCGCAAGCGGAACGAAAAAGGCATGAATGCAAGCGGAATGAGGCGGATTCTCGGATATAAGCCCATAAACGGAGAGTTTACGGTTGTAGAGGAAGAAGCCGGCATTGTACGCAGAATTTTTGAAATGTTCAACAGCGGAACGGAAATAGTTCAGATATGCAGGATACTGAATGCCGAAAACCTGAAAATGCCGAACGGAAGGGAATTTTTAGATGTCAATGTAACTTATCTGCTGAAAAATGAAATGTACATCGGTGACAGGCTGACGAATAAGTTCTATGTTGCAGACCCGCTGACACACCGTTCCAAAAGAAACTGCGGAGAAGTGGAGCAGTTTTATATTGAAGGCGACCATATGCCGATTATCGACAAAGAAGTTTTTGAAAAGGCTCAGGAACGTTTTGCAGAACGAATGAAAGCGGACATTATCGCAAAACCGTATCACGGCATTATTTTCTGCGGGTACTGCGGTGCAACGATGTTCATCAAGCGTTATCCGCAAAGGAATTATTATATTTGCACAACACACAAGAAAACCAAAAACTGTGACTGCAAAAGACAGCGTGGCGATATTCTTGACGAAATCGTGATGTCAGCACTGGAAATACAGGAGTTTGACCCGTTTGCAGTGAGTGAACGGATTCAGAAAATTCAGATATTCAATGACAAGATTATCATTCAGATGAAAGACGGGAGGACAGGCGAATGGCAAAAACAGTGACTTCAATTCCTGCAAAGGTGAATCCGCACACGCATACCGCACCTGAAAAGAAAAGGCGTGTCGCAGGATATGCGAGAGTTTCCACCGAACTGGAAGAACAGCAGACAAGTTATCAGGCACAGGTGAACTATTACACAAACTACATCAAAAGCCGTGAGGACTGGATTTTCGTGGAAGTATACACAGATGAGGGAATTTCAGCTCTGAACACAAGGCACAGGGAGGGCTTCAACCGCATGATTTCCGATGCTCTGGCTGGAAAGCTGGACTTAATCATCACAAAAAGTGTGAGCAGGTTCGCCAGAAATACGGTGGACAGCCTTACAGCTATCCGAAAGCTGAAGGAAAAAGGCGTGGAAGTTTATTTCGAGAAAGAAAATATCTGGACATTTGACGGCAAGGGAGAATTGTTAATCAGCATCATGTCGAGCCTTGCACAGGAAGAAAGCCGTTCCATTTCTGAAAACTGCACATGGGGACACAGAAAACGAATGGCTGACGGAAAATTTTCTGTTGCCTACACGCATTTTCTCGGCTATGACAAAGGTGAAAACGGGGAACTGGTCATCAATCCTGAACAGGCAGAAATTGTAAGATATATTTTCAGGCTGTTTCTTGAAGGAAAAACAACATATCAGATTTAAAAGATTCTGACTGAAAGCGAATACAGAACCGTGACAGGAAATGACAACTGGCAGAAATCCACTGTTATCAACATCCTGAAAAATGAAAAATACAAGGGCGATGCACTTCTGCAGAAAACTTACACAGTTGATTTTCTTACCAAGCGTCATAAAAAGAACAGAGGAGAAATCCAGCAGTACTATGTTTCGGAAAACCATGAAGCGATTATTCCGCCTGAAATCTGGGATTTGGTACAGGAAGAATTTGTGAGGAGAGGCAGTCACAAAAAAGGATGCGGATGTTTTTCCAATATGCTCAGATGCGGAGTCTGCGGAGAATTTTACTGCAGAAAAATATGGCACAGCAATGACAAGTACAAAAAAGCTGTCTGGCAGTGCAGGACAAAATCAGAATGCAAAACCCCGCATATCACCGAGGAAGAAATAAAAGAAAAATTCATCAGTGCCTTCAATGAACTTCTTTCAGGACGTTTGGAAATGCTGGCGGCTTATGATGAAATCCGCAGTACACTTTTTAATGAGGAAGAGTGGTCGGAGAAAATGCAGAAAGCCTATGAAGCTGTAAAGCAGAAGGAACAGAAACTCCACGACTTTTGTGAGAATCCTCTGTGTGATGATTTTGACAGAATTTATGATTCACTCAAGTCTGATGTAACTAAGGCACAGGAAAATTATAAGCATACCGCTGAGGAATATTCTTCTGCAAGATACCGTTTTCACCAGACAAACCGCTTCTACAGCAAGCTGAGAAAGCAGACGGCTCTCGTCACTGAATTTGATGAATTTCTCTGGTACGCACTGGTTGACTGCATCAAAATATATTCCAAAGAAAAAATAGTGGTTGTCTTTAAGGACGGCACAGAGATATAAGCAAATTTCCCCTCTGCAATATGGTGAACCTGCCATATTTGCAGAGGGGCTTTTTTCTTTATTTTGAACCTGCTCCGCACTATATATTTGAAAAGTGTAAAAATGAACCTACTATATATTGTATCGGTCGTGGTCATATGCTTTGTATCGTTCGCCCTCAAATGATACAATTTCAAGAGTCGAAAATTCCCAGTGTTTCGGCATATTCTGAAATCTGCCATTCCTGAATTACTGTCTTTACAGGGGCATTTTTGTATCAAGATTTATGAACCGTGCCAACGGACAAAACATTAAAAAGTATGTCCGATTTTTTGAAAAATTCCTAAACATTAAAAGGTATCTGAATATTTGAGAAATTCGCTAAACATTAAAAAGTTTAGTGCTTTTTTATTTTTACCTTGCTTTTTGCCTGAAAATATGCTATAATGATAAAAAAGCGAGGTGTTGAAAGTGGGAATTTATCTGAACCCCGGAAACGATGCATTCTTCTCTACTGTAAATTATTCTGAAATCTATGTAGACAAGA